GGCAGCGTCCAAATGCCCGGGGTCAGCACCCATTTGTGCCACATGACCTGATCGGTCGGGTTCGACACCCTGACCGTGCCGGCCGCCGAGGTGGCACCGGAGGTGAACTGTGAGATGACATCGTCCTCGTACCACATCGGTTCACCGGCCCGCAGCTTCAAAATCAGGTTGCCGTACTGCTGCTGAAGCGGATCAATGTCGGCTTTGAAATCGGGCTGCTCATACATCAGCACATCGAGTTTGCGGGTGCCCGACATTTCGGTCACCACCTCGATCGTGGTCTCTTTCGGTGTCAACGACCACTGATCTTTTTCGTAGAAGAAGATCTGCCGGAACAACGACTCGTTCCACTCAAAAGAGTCGGTGACCGAATCAACGACGTGGAACCCCAACGCGATGTCGCGATGCAGCTGCTTGACCGCTTTTTGAGTGGACCCGACCTGGAACGCCCCGGTCTTCCACGTCGATTTGATGGGGGCGTCATAGATGCCCTCCACTTGGCCTTGGGCCAGCCACACACCTTCAAGCCCGGCGTTGTCGCCGTGGACATGAAAGACTTTGTTGCCGCGGCGGATACGGATGGCCACGATACGAGGGTCAGCCACCTGAAGGCCTTCCCGTGTACTGCATCTGCGCCAACTGGCCACGCTTGGTCAACTCTCGGCCCACACTTTCGGCGTCCGTGGTGTAAATGTTGTCCACCTTGAACATCGGTGGCTGATTGGGCGGCGGTGCTTCCGGGGCCGCCAGCTCCGTAGACAAGAAAGAGTTCGCATCCAAACCCAGCGGCGACGGTGGGGCCGCGGTGTCGATGCTTCCCATCAGGTTGTCGATCGGACCAGGGGCGGCACCTGAGCCATCGCCGTGGGTCATGGTGTTGGGATCGACCGTTGCGCCGGCGGCCTTCTGGGCTCCCCCGGACATCAGATCACCTAAGGCACCGGTGATGGCTTGTTGCGGGACGAACGCCGAGGGGTCCTGGGACAGCCAGCGGGGCATACCGAACGGGGTGACCTGCTGTAACAATGCGTCCGCGCCGATACCGAGCATGTCGAAGCCGAACGTGACGCCGCGCTTGGCGGCGTTTGCGCCCATGCCGATAGCGGCTGAGGTTGCCGCACCGGCCGCGGGACCGGCGGCGGCACCAGCGCCCAAGGTTCCGGCGGTGACACCGATGCTGGCTGCTTGAGACGCCGCCGACGCCGCCTGGTCGATGAGGCCGTTGATGATTTCCCCACCCATATCAATGCCCATAGCGAGGGTGGAAGTGCCTGCCTCAGCGGTGGAACCGGCCGCCGCCGGCATCGCGCCTTCGGTTCGCATGTCTTCCAGTTTTTGGGCAGTGACAGCGCCACCGTTGGCAAAGCCCTGATATCCGCCTGCGAAACCGATCGGCAAACCATTCTTGGTCAAATACTCCAAAGTCCTCTTCGAAGCGAGGCTTTCCAGATACATCTTTTTGCTGGGAGAAATTTTTGTCAGATCGCCCTCAGTGCGGTATTCCAGAGGATTTAGCGCACCGGATTTCATTTGATTGAATCCGCGTTGGGTGGACTGGAACATCCTCCAAGGCCAGCGGCGTTGAGATTTCTGTTCTGAAGCTGCTGCACCTACGTCGCCGCGACCACCCTGCGGGCTTGGGCTTCCTTCTGAACCTGGTCCGGTCAAATAGTCGATCGCACCGCCGCCTTCAAACTTGTGCAGCATGTGTCGGAACTGGTAGACCGAGCCTTGTCCGCCCATCGCATTCACGTCAGCGGCAGTGAGGACGTGTTCGCCGTTAGACAGCATTGCCGGTATGGAATCAGATGTTCCAGAACCAGCTCCACTAATGCCACCGCCGGATGCGTAGCCGACTCCCCTACCGATTTGTAGGGGAGCACCGTTCTTATCGACGCCGTATTTTTTCATCACGTAATCCAAGGCGGCCGGGATCTGCGCCATCGGATCGGTGTACGAGCCGCCAGTGATGTTGTGTGCGGCAAATGTCGTAGGTAGGAACTGCAACAGGCCGGTGACGTGTTGCTTGCCGCCTTGGCCATTAGAGTCGTTGGGATTGTCGGCCCGAGGGTTTCCGCCCGATTCGGTCGCGATCTGGCGCACCAGCGCGTCTTCCCAGGCTTTAGTGTTTTTGATCCCCAACTGCGGGCCATACTGGGCGATTGCTTGTTGCACAGCCGGCCGCCATGATTCCGGCCCGCCTTTGGCGGAACCAGGCATCCACGGGACCGGGAAACCCTGTCCAGGAGAGCCCAACGCTCCGCTCAACAAACCGCCGGTCGGGTCGATGGGTCCTAAGCCGCGGCGTTCTCGCTGCGCTCCAGGCAAGCCGCCGCCCGCAATGTCCGGACCAGACGGCTGGAAGATCGGGTCTCGGGAAGCCCCGGGAACACCCATACCGGGTGCGGTGGCCTGATTTAAAGCGTTTTTGCCCGCTTCTGAATCGGCACCGTTTGCATTGATCGCGTTGTCCAGCGTTATCCCGCCGATAATGCCGCCGCCAGCGATGGCGGCCAAGGCGATGAACGCCGGATGGCGGGCAATAAGGCTGAGTGCCCCTGAGACTTTGCCCAATTGAGAAAGAAGAGAAACGAATTGGATTGTCTTCCACGCCGCGAAGGCAGCCACCACCGCTTCAATGGCCGCGGGATGTTCTTTGAGGAAGCCCAGAATGTTGCCGAGAACTTCAAGAAGTTTCGCTGCCGCATCCTTGGCCCCGGTGAAGAACTCTCGGATGTCGTCGCGGTGGGCTTTGACCCATGCGTCAAGTTTGTTTAGTTGCTCGGTGATGCGCTGAATGGCATCTTTCATGCCCTCCGTTTCATCACCGGAAGCGCCACCAAAAATTGCTGACAGGAAGTTTGCGCCTACCCGGGCGATGGCGGTTTGCATCTGGTCGATGGAACCCTGCAACGTGTCGCCGAGACCTTTAGCCATGCCGCCGGCATGTTTTTCGATGCTCTGTTGGAGCATCTCCATCGTGATCTCGCCCTTGGCCTGCATGGATTCGAACTGCTCAGATGTCAGGTTGTAGGACTCAGAGATCCAGGATTTGGCCGGCACACCGGCTTCCATCAACTGCATCATCTCTTCGCCGGTCAGCTTGCCTTTGGCTTGGACCTGGTTGAAGATCAGGCCCATCCGGTCAATACCGACTCCGGCGAATCCAGCAGCATCGGCGACATCGGTCATGAACCGTTTGATGTCTTTGACCCCGGAGCCGATTGCCTGGGTGGCGGTGCTGAATGCTTGATCAAGAGCGAATGGTGTGCCGGTTACCGAATCGGTGACAGTTTTGACGATGTCGGTGATCTCTTGGGTGGACTTGCCTAACCCTTTGAGTTTGTATTTCGCCGAGTCGATGACGAGCAGCCGGTTAAAGCCTTTCGTGACAGCTAAACCGGCCCCGGCGATACCGACACCCACCGCGGCGGTCAAACCTGCTGAGAGTGCTTTACCGGCCATCATGCCCATGGAGTTCAGGGCGCCGCCAGACAGTTGAGAACGCCAGCCCGCAATGACCCGGCCGAGCCCGACGCTGCCCGCTCCTTGAGAGAAGCTGTGACCGAACTGCGTTCCTATTTCGCGGGCGCGGAGACCGCCGACTACTCCCTTGCCGATGACTTGGCCGATGCGGGCACCGATACGGTCGAGCTTGGTGTTGGGGATGCCGGCCATGATGTCTTGGTCGGGCCGCCAGCCACTTTTGAGTGCTTTTGAGGCCTGCTCAGATATGCGGGAACCGATATCTTTGCCTGCGATGTCGGCGCTTCTGCCGCCGCCCTCCAAAGCCTTCTTGATACCGGCTTCCAGTTTGGACGTTTCGGCAACGATGGACACATAGCCAGTTCCGAGTTCAGTCACTACGGCCCATCCTTTCCATCGTTGATTTCAGTTTTTCTTTTCGGGACTTCAGTTCCTTGGCCGAGGTCGGTGATGCGCCCGGAGAAACTGTCGGCTTATCGACCGGCCGTTTAATCTGTTTCGGTTTGTCGCCCTTGCCGCCGCCGCGCTGCCAGTTGCCCCACTGCACCGCCGTCAACACCGCACCCAGGAAGTCAATTTCCGGTGTCCACCACCACGACTGCGGGTGGGTGTGTCGATAAAACGCTGACCCGGGCGTTGGCGGTAAATGGGAGATGAAGTCTCTCAGGTCGTTCCATGACAACCGTTCCCCCAGATCGTTGAGGGTGTACCCGGTCATGGTCATCAAATCAAAATTGATGGCCCCGCCAGACTCGTCTAGGAGCTGGTCGAGGCCACCAATTCCCCCACAGTGATCGTGGAGCCGTTCTGAATGATTTCCGCGATCTGCTCCAACTCAAACAAGTGCAGGTCATTGATCACAGTCAGTTCGGTTTCGCTGACGAACGGTTTCAGCATCGCCACCACTGTTTGGATGCCTCGATCTTGCGGTGTCAATGCTTCGCCGTCGTCGTCTTTCATTTCTTCTATTGCCGCCAGGGCTTTGTTGAGTTCTTTGAACTGCTGGCGGGACATGCAGTCGAATCGGGGAACGGTGAAGGTGACCGGTGTGCGGCCTTTCACGGGGTCGCCGTTTTCGTCGAATGCGTAGTCGCCGTTGGAGTCAACCGGCAACACGATTTCGATGCGGGCTGACCGGTGATTGGCACCGATGATGGGTTTCGACATGGGGGACGGACCTTCCTTGTTGTGACGTGCAGGTACGGGCTTTATGTGGGGCTGCGGTGGGTGGCAGGCCCGTCCCAAGACACCACCCACCGCAGGTTTGGGTTACGACCCTGCGGACTTGCCGGCGTCGTGGATGTACTCGATGACCGCTTCGCTGTTGCCCGAGGAGGGCTTGTAGCAGTCCACGGTGATCGTGTACTTGAGCAGGTCGTTGTGGACGTAGACGATTTCGCCGACATCGACAACTGCGCCCTCTTGGATGACCAGGCGGCGGGTCTTGTTGCCGTCCACGGTCTGCACGATGAACGCCGAGCGGGGAAGCTGCTTGGAACGGTGCTCAATTTTGATCGTACGGTTTCCGGCACCGTCAACACCCAACGTGATGCCGGGACCGAACACGGTCTCCAACACGTCGGGATCGGTTTCCAGAAGCGACAGTTGCAGCGATTCCGCGTAGGAACCCTGCGTGGTCTTCACCAGATCGGAGCCGAAAGCGTAGTGCTTCTGCACATCGCGCTCGGTCGTGACGGTGATGCCCTCTTCGCCGAGCCAGCCGTGATCAACGAACAGTGCGTTCAGCGGCGCGGTGGCGTTGGTGGGGAGGGTGGTTCCCAAGGGTGCCCGGTAGAAAACGCCACCGGAATCCGGGCGGGTAGGCGCCCAGATGATAGATGAATCTGGCATGGTGTTGTTGCCCCTTTCAGGCTTCCGGGACGGGCCTGACAGGTTGTTATGAAGTTATGTATTCAGTTGTTATTCAGTTAGCTGCCTGGAGGAACTGACAGAACCGGGGCGGTTGACAGGCTCAGGTTGCCCTGAAATTGCCACCGCTCCATGTCGATGATTTCCGGGTGCGCAAAGTCAACGGGTCCTTGTTCGTTGGACCAGTTGCGAATCCACGCCCCTTCCACGGTGGTAGAGATGGCGTTGCGGAACGCCGCCCTGGCCGTGGCTGTCATGTTTTCGACCGTCTCAACATCGGGGCCGAAGCATTCAATGAGCAGCCGTGCCACATCGGTGATCGGAGTGTCTTGGCTGCCACCGATGCGCGACACTTTGACGAATCGGATCGGTCGCTGTTTCGGCATCCGGGCCGACACCAGGGCGTACTGGCCGAAAGCCTGATCTAACACCGTGATGGCCACTTTCACGGCCGGCTTCGGGGTGAGATACCAGACGGTCACTGGCCGCCACCCAAAGCCCGCAGCAGGGTGTTGTATTTGGCGTTGTGGCGGCGTGCATGGGGAGTGAATGCAGTGACAGAAACCCGCCACCGTCCAAACCCTTTCGGTCCTTTTTTGGCACCGGGTTCGGACCTCATCCGGTAACCAGGTCTCAAGTCGCTGTCACCGTTTAACTTGAGTTGACTGTTGGCAGCGTTGGCAACTGTGAGGCCTATGCCTTCCAGCACGTTTTGCACAGGACCCGAATACCGGATCTCGCGTTCTGCGCCCGGTTTTCTCTTGAACCTGATTTTGTTCATCAGGACCCGTATTCGGAAATGACAGTCACGGCCCGCATGGACACCCGGTAGGGCTTGAGCCGTTCCCGTAACGCATTGGTGAGCCATGGACCCGATGTGGTGGCCGATTCGGTGCCGACGTAGACGCCAGCGGCTTCTCGCGCAGTGGAGTAGCCGCTGGCGTCATAATCAGCAACCGTGATTGACGGCTTGGAGAACACGGCAGCAACCATCGTCGCGACCACCCGGGCAACCGCACCCGGAACGGGGTCCGGTTCGTTGCCCAGGTAGGCGGCGACGAGATCGGTGGCCTGCTCGAGCTGGTTGCTCACAGACACCGATTCCGCTGTTGTGAGTGACCGCCCGAGAGCGGCCACCACATCAGACGAAGTTGCGTACGCCATTGTTAGGAGCCGGCGTTGATGACCGCAGCGACCGGAGCCGGTGCCGAGCTGTACGCGGTGGCACCCGTGGACAACACGTACCCGTAGCGGGCCTTGAAACGCAGCGCCACCATGTCCTTCTCGGCCAGGTTGATGCCACCAACGGTGGCCTGGTCGAGGAACTTCACGGTGATGTCCTGGCGGACACCGACGCGCACCCGCGAGGAATCCACGATCAGGCACTTGGCCCGCGAGTTGTCCCACGTTCCGTTGCGGCTGAACGTGGTGTTGTAGCCGGCGAAGGACTCATCCCGGAAGATGGGCTGGCCCTGTCCGTCGCGGATGTTGGCGATCTCGTAGCGGAACGTCAGGTTCGCCAGGAGGGTGTCGGGCAGCAACCCGAGGCCCGCGAGGGTCCGCGACGAGGTGTTGACAGCACCGACGATGTCGGCGGTGTTAGCGGCACCAGCGGTGATGGCCTGGGTCTGTGACGCAGCCACGGCGGCCGGGTACAGGGAGGCACTGGTCCACGATGCGGGCTTGCCGTAACCCCAGAAGATGGCCTGGTCGAGCTTCTGACCGATGGCCTGTCCTGCCAGCGCCGAAACCTCCGACAGAACGTCGGTGGTGGCGTCAGCGAGGACGTCCTCGTGAACGGGCACGATGACGGCGATTTCTTCGACCACCATCGTGGCGTTCTTCCAGCGGACCTCACTGGTGGGCTTGGTGCCCGAGGCGTCTTCGGCCTGTTCGGTGACCCACCCGGCCTGGGGCAGGGCTGCCAGCATCGGCATGTTGGTGGTCTTGGTGCCCAGGTTCACGGTGGGGAAAGCCTGAAGCGCCTGTGATCCCGCCGTGGCGGCATCCAAGAGGACCTGCGAATAAGCGTCCTCGATGAGGGTCGAGACATCTGACCGGTTGATATCAACCATTTCGTTCTATTTCCTTTCGGAGAGCCCGCAGAGTCTCAACTCTTTGGGAGGATTTATGTTTGGGACTGCATGGCACGGATTGCCGCGGCCGCGCGTTCTTTGGGGTCGAGTGTTTGATCTGGGCTGGTTGCACCGGACTTCAAACCTCGTGCAGGTTTGGCTGGTTTGTCCTGCACGAGTTGTGCAGCACGCCATTCCAGCAGCGCATCAGCTGCCGCCTCCCATTCTTCGGGAGTGGACCCTGATAACGCCGACACTGGAACGCCCTTCGCCGCGGCCACATTGGCTTTCCCGGCTCGTTCACGTTCCGAAGCAAGTTCAGCCTCGAGCTGCTGCGCCCTCTCGGACACCCTTTCCAGCTCTGACTTTGACGCTTCCTGGAACTCGTCGAACTTCGCGGCTTTGGCCTTGAGTTCATCGAATCCCGCGTACTTCTTCTTCACACCGTCGATGCGCTGCCCAATGATTTTGTCCAGCGCCTCTTGAGATGTGATGGGTTGGAAATCGCTGCCGTCCTCATTGGTAGCGGCAGTGTTTTCGTCAATCTCGCTCATGCGGAAATCACCCTTTCGGGGTTAGGGGTCAGCCCAATTGACCGCTTGGGCGGAGCGTCTATCCCCACGCTGGGGAAAAGTTTTTCTATTCGGAGACCTGTTTGCCGAAGTTTTCGGCTGCCGTTTTTTCGGCATATCTCCGTCGCCGATCGGCGTTCAGTGAGTCCTTCATGTCCGGGTATTGAGCCCGCCGCATGTGGTTGATGATGTCCTTTGTGTTGCCACCGACATCTGATCGAGCGTTTTCATACTGGGTTTCCCACTGCTGGACATAATCCGGCGGCGTATAGGGTTCACCATCGAACACTGGAACTGGTAGGCAATGGCAGTTGTCGTGGAACTTTTCGCCAATTTTTCGCGTCCCTCGAGGCCGGCCAGCACGACCGACAACCCGAACGGATGAAAGCTCTGTCCGGTAGAGATCATTGGTGGTTCTAGTGGCAAGTAGTTGACAGAAACTGCAAGCATTTGCCGAGGCATACCGGGCATACCTGACACCTTGGCGCGAAGCATTTGACAGAACAGTGTCTCGTGATGAGTTGAACACTTGCCGTTCCACACTGCCCGTCAAATTGGCTAATGGGTCCGATTGAGACAACGCCCATCCCACGTTGGCATGTAGAACATCTTGAGATACCGGCGCTGCGGTCTCGACTGCAAAATCTGACGCTTTGTTGATGCTTGCGTACCATTCCGCTGATAGAACGGCGGCGGCTGCCATGTACGGGTCCACCGTGGCCGGGTATGCCTCTTGTAAAGCTCTCCACCGGGTTTCTGGGTCAACGGCAGACAAGTTGTTCCACAACACAGTCACCGCGATAACGGCTTGTGCAGATAGTCCAGTTAAAAGCTGCTGGAAGTTTGAAAGTTCAGCTGGTGACGGCATCGACCTGCGCCGGCATTCCTACCTCAGCAGGCGGATTCGGCATCGTCCCAGGATTGACCATCGTTGACTGCAACGCCTGCACGAGCCCGTTGACCTGGCTGCGCCGCAACGACTCTTTGATGGACTGAATTTTCTGCTGCGTAGCACCAGGAATCATGTCCACCAGTTCCTCAATCGGGATGCCCGAGGCCGCCAACTTTTGGATACCATCCACCACGGCGGCGAACGAGCGGGCCTCAGTGTCCCGCCACACCACTTCAGCGGATTCATCACCAGCGGTGGAGTTATCTCCACTGATTTCGGCGGCCAGGCGGAAACACTGCTCCCACGACTCCCCGAAGGTGTCGCGCTTGGATTCGGTTTTGCGCTGCTCGTTGGCTTCAGCAGCCGCCAGGGCGTCGGCGGACACATGCGAGAGCTTCGGGTTCAACTTCGCGGGCGACACCTGGGCCACCGTCGCAATGAACTCCAACATCTCGGTCAGTTTCGCGTCGTACTGGCCCAGATCGGCGGCCGGGAACGACGAAGCCTTCACATCCGGGTCCTCAAACGCCCACACCCGCCGCGCCGAAGCCGCCAGCACTTCCGACGAAGTTCCAGACCAGCCAGTAATGACCTTCTGCGGGAAGGCACCGAACCGGGACACGATCATCGAGTCAAAATTGACCGAATTCAGTGCACGCTGCAACACCAGCAGCGGCTCAATCTCCCCCACGATGGTGTCGTCGGCATCGCGGGCGTTGATGAACCGCACCACCGGGCACACCGACGCCCCATGCCGAATCGGCTCCCCCAGCGACATCGAGCCCAACGTGCGGGCAAAATCAATGCTGTTCGGGTCAATGGACACCGCCGAGGCAGGAACCTCACCCAAATCCATCGGATACAGGTACTCGTCGTCATAAATCAGGGCTTTGCGACGAGCCTTCGCATCAGTGTTGTCCACCCACATCTCAAACGCGTACTGAGGCCACTCATCAATCTGCGGATCTTCATACACTGCCAGCAACTGCCGAGGGGAACGCGGACGCCACCGCACACCCATCTCGTCGTCATCCTCATCGCGGGTGACCACAACGTAGGACGCACCATAGGTCACCGCCGGCCGATACACCTCAACCTGGCGGGCATCCATCCGATTGGACTGCCACATCCTCCAGGCCGGCGCATTCTCTTTCGCCAACGCTGACCGGTAGCCGATCACGCACAAGTTCTGCACAAACGCATCACGCACCAGCGGCAACACGTTCTTCATCGACAACTTGGCCAGGTTGGCGATCTCCGCTTCACAATTTTCCGGGGTGTTCGGGTATCCGCGGCGGCCCTGCATGTAGTCGTAAATGTTGTCCAAGACAGCCCGCTCCCGCTGCCGCAACATCCACATATCAGAAACGAGGGCACGAATCTGCTGCTCATCATGCACGGCTGCCCTCCTTCTTTAAATAAAGCACGCTTTACCTGACCTAACTTTCGGCTTGTCGGCGATCTCACCGGAAGTCAAGCCCCATAACGCCAATGTCGCCGCGATCACCGGGGTGATGTCGGACTCTGAATCCTTACGCGACCATCCGAACCCGGAGTCGCCGATCTTTCGTTTACGCGACGCCGCCAACGCCGAATTGAGCAACGGCTGGTCAAGGTGGCGCATCGCACCATCCATCACCGAGTCATAAAAGCCGCCGAACGCCGCCGCCATCTGCCGCGCCGACGTCACCGTGACGGTCAGGCCGCGTTGCCGCAACGGATCGACAAGGGAAAACGCTGCCGAGGCCCCATCGACCACGACCGACCGCACGTCGTGGCGTTCGCACATGTCAACGAACCGTTGGATGCCCCAATCGGGTTCCCCGCGCCGCGACTCCACCACATCCACATAGGGCAGGCCTTCAGTGGTCCAGGCCGCCGACGCGATCGTGGCGGTGGACCGATCCGGGGACACATCGAAGGCAATGGACACTTCGTCGCCGCGGTCCTTCAAATTGGCGTCGGCAACAACTTTCCACGAATCCGCAGAAATCACGCGTTGAGAGCCCGCGGAATCCCACATGCCCAACCGCTCCCGGGCAAACCCTTCATCGGAGAACCTGGCACGTTCACCTTGGATGACATCCCATTGCAGCCGGCCACCCAACGCCGGATTGGCCGACGCCGCCGAGAAAGGATCATCCAAATCAGCTGAACCGGTGCACGACCATTCATGCCACGACAACCTCGAGGATTTCCCCGACAGGGCGTCGTCGCGGATACGGGTAAACACTTCCCCGTTCGCAGTCGGCCCCGGCGGGGTGCCGGTGAAGATCCATTGCGGATTACCCAACGGGGCCGCCGACGTTGTGGGCATCAACGCCTCAAGAGCGTCATCGGAAAGTTCCTGGGCCTCATCGCAGACCAGAACATCGACAGTGAAACCACGACCAGAGCCTTTAGAGCGGGCCACGAATTCCACCGACCCACCATTGGTCAGGACGATGGCCTCTTGGCCGTTGGTGCGGCGAATGTCTTTGACCAGCTCGGCCAGCTCGGGCCACTTGCGGGTGTTCTCAAAGAACGAGGCAAGTCGGATGAACGCTTTGCGGGCTGTTTTGACTTCGTGGGCGGTG